AGAGAGGAGGAACAAAAATGACAGAAACAGTTCCAAAGATTACAATTAAAGAACTTCGAGCACGTCACAATTTGACACAAGAGGAATTTGCTAAAACCGTTGGCACTACACCTCAAACGGTGAGTGCATGGGAGAAGAATGTACTTTCTATTTCTCCTAAGAATATGGCAAATATTTGTAATAAATACCACATTAAATCGTCTGATTTGTATGGCTTTTGATTTTAAAACTTGAATTAAATTCAAGTTAGAAAGGATAATACATGAACGAAATAGCATTAAATGAGTGACTGAAAGCATTATAACGTTTGAGTTTCAATAAAAGATAAAAAAACTTTAAAAAAATAGAATAAAATTGTTGACAAACTAAAAAATATAGTTTAAAATAAAACCATAAAGTTAAAAAAGGAGAAACGAATGGAGTTTAAATACGATAAATTAAAAGGACGTATTAAAGAAAAATACGGAACTCAAGAGAATTTTGCGAAAGCTATCGGAAAAACTCAAACTACAACATCTTTTAAAATCAATGGAAAAAGATTGTGGAATCAAGATGAAATCATTAAGGCTATTGAGTTATTAGATCTTTCAAAAGATGATATTGTTGAGTATTTTTTCAACTACTAATACTAACTTGAATGATATAGAGAGGAACTAAAAATGAAAAAAATAATTAACTGGATTTGGTCAAACAAGAAAACAGAAACGCCAAAATGGACTTTTGAAAAAAATGGATCAGAGCCTAGCCGTGATCGATACAACAGAGCACACGGATTGGGAAAGACGTTAATTTAAACTAACTAAATTCGTTTCAATCCGTAGCCACACCCTGATGTGCGGAGTGCAACTAAATACCTTATACCCCAAAACTAAAAATAAATAAAATTGAAGCACATCGGGGGATGGGTGCGGATTGAAGCACTAAAAAAAGCACAGGTAATGGTCTGTGCAGAGAAAATTATATTAAGGAGATTATACCATGAATATTACAACAATTAAAGTGATGAGAAGGTAGGCATTAAAATATGGCAAAACTATACGAATTAACGGGAATTTTTCTAGAAATCGATGAAATGGACGTCGATGACGAAACTAAACTCGATACCTTGAATTCGATTGATTGGGAAGATGATTTCTCAGAAAAAATTGAAAACTGCATAAAAGTCATCAGAAACAAGAACGCACGGGTTGAAGCTTATAAGGCTGAAATAGAGCGACTCAAAAAATTGAAAGCATCTGAAGAAAAAGCGATCGAAGAAATCAAAAAACGTATCTCAGAAGCTATGCAATTAACCAAACGCGATAAGTTAGAGACCACACTATTCAAAGTCGGTTTCCGTAAATCGAAAGCAGTAGTAGTCGATGAGGTGAAACTTCCCAAAGAATACATGAAAGCGAAGTGGATCCCAGACAAAGAGAAGCTAAAAGAATTACTTAAAAACGGTGCTACCATTCAAGGTGCTCACATTGAAGAAAGGAGGAATTTAAATATTAGATGAAAATTACTAAAGCAACAGATATCCAGCGGACAGCCAATTGGCGAATACTAATCTATGGTAAGGCTGGATTAGGTAAAACATCACTTATTAAAAATATGCCTGGAAAAACCTTAGTGTTGTCTTTAGACAATTCCTCAAAGGTTTTAGCTGGGGCTAAAAATGTAGATATCATTGATTTTGACCGTGAACACCCAACTGAATTTATCACAGAGTTTCTAACCCAAGCAGATAACTTAATCAAAAACTATGAAAACCTTGTTATCGATAACATTTCAAGTTTTCAATCAGATTGGTTTATTGAGCAAGGTCGCAAGTCAAAGAACGGTATCAGTAATGAGCTTCAACATTACTCTCAATGGACAAATTACTTCTTAAGAGTATTGACTGTTATCTATAGCAAACCTATCAATATCTATGTGACAGCATGGGAAGATACCCACGAACTCAATTTAGAAACTGGTCAGATTTTAACTCAGTATGTACCACAGATTAGGGCTAGTGTACTCAACCAACTATTAGGGCTTACCGATGTCGTTGGACGTATTGTGGTTAATGCTAAAACAGGTGCACGTGGACTTATTTTGGAAGGCAGCGAAGGTACTTACGCTAAGAATCGCCTCGATAATCGAACAGCTTGTAAAATTGAAGACCTATTTAAATTTGGTGATTTAGATGGAACTAAGGAATTACCAGAGTGACCTTGTTAATGATATCAAGCAATCAATCTTAAGAGGTAATAAGCGTATCATGGTGCAGTCACCACCTAGAAGCGGTAAAACCGTGGTGATGGCTCACATTGCCAAAGGTGTGACAGATAAAGGTAACACTATTCTGTTCTTTAGTCATCGAAAAGAAATCAATGAACAAGTAGTTAATACCTTTACGCGTAACGGCGTTGACATGAACCTTGTAACCATTGATAGCGTGACTAAGGTAGCACGAAACCTAGATAGGATATCAGAGCCATCGATCATATTAATCGACGAAGCTCACCATGTTAAAGCTAAGACCTACCTCAAAATTATCGAATATTACATTAACAGCATTGTTCTCATGTTTACTGGGACACCCGCCAGACTAGATGGCAGTGGGTTTGATGATATCGCAGACGATATTGTTCTCGGAAAGTCGGTTAAATGGCTACAGGAGAACAGGAACATCGCACCATTTAAATATTATGCCCCTTCTTTAATCGACACTACAAACCTAAAAAAGCGTGGTGGAGAGTTTACTAAGAAATCCGTAGACGACACAATGAAACGTGTGGTTTACGGTGATGTTATAAGACATTATGAGAAGTTAGCCAAAGGCAAACAAGCCATAGTATACACACATAGCGTAGAAGCTTCTGAGAGCGTTTCTAACACGTTCAAAAAGAATGGCTATACTTCTATCGCAATCAGTGGTAAAACGCCACCAGAGGTTCGAGAGAGGGCAATGCAAGCCTTTAGAGACAGAGAACTTACAATTATGGTTAATTGTGAGTTATTCACTGAAGGTATTGACCTTCCAAATGTTGATGTTTGCATCATGTTAAGACCTACTCAATCGTTATCACTCTATTTACAGTTTGCCATGAGGGCTTTAAACCCAAGAGAGGGCAAAACAGCTATTATCATCGACCACGTTGGAAATGTAGATAGGCATGGACTTCCAAACGCCGACCGTGAATGGTCACTAAAAGGTGTTAATAAAACCAAGAAAAAACTTAAACTCGGTGAACCAACAACTCGGACTTGTGATGAATGTTACGCAACTTTTTGGAGTGCTGAACGTATCTGTCCGATGTGTGGTCACGAAAACAAACCGACAAAAGAAGAAGTTGAAATAATTCGAGAAATAGAACTCGAAGAAAGACGGCAAGAGGTTGCTAGTAAAGTTGAAACTTTCGTTACTAGTGACCAATGCCAAACAGTAGAAGAACTCAAAGAGTTCGCTAAACAACACGGATATAAGCCCGGTTGGGTTTATTACCAACAAAAAGAAAAAAATATATGGAGATAAAAAACTATGTTTACAATTGATTACTCACAAGCGAAAGAATTCGGATCTATCAAAGACGGTACTTACGAAGTTACTATTGATTTAGCAAAACAAGATGCTACTCAAGGAGGAGCTGACTACCTTGACATCCGTTTCCGTATTCGCAAGGACTTCCAACAAGAATTCCAAAATAACATTATTTTCTATCGTATCTTTGCTAAAAAAGAAGACGGAAAATATCCAGTAGCTTCTATCATGAACCTTGCTAAAGCCTCAGGAATTCCTGATGGTACTAAATTTAGTAGCTTGGAAGATTATCTCAACCAGTTGGAAGGAAAAGCTCTTAAAGTTACCGTTAAAAACGAAAAATCTGAGTGGCAAGGTAAAACCTACGAAAATCTAAACGTTAAACGTTTGGAAGTTACCGATATCCCACTTCCAGAAGTTAATACTGAGATTTCAGAAATTGACCTTCCATTCTAATTATGGAGATGGTTGATTACGCAATCAACTATCAACGCATGGGCTATTCTGTTATCCCTATCTCAAAGAATGGCAAAACCCCTCTTATTTCTTTCGCTGACAAACCACCAATGACTGAAAACGACATTCGGAGGGTGTGGCGAGATAATCCAGATGCTAACATTGCACTTAAAACAGATACATTCTTTGTCATTGACGTGGACATGCATGGCGATGTTGACGGTTTAACTAATTTAAGGAATTGGGAACATGCAAGACTTATACCCCCAACATTGCAAGCTATAACCCCCAGCGGTGGGAGACATATCTACTTAAAAAAAGACCCCAACCATCCTATATCGCAAAATATTGGGATGATTGAGGGAGTAGATATCAAGGCACACGTTAATAACTATATATTAGTGCCACCGTCCAATAATTCCAAAGGATACTATGAATGGGATACAGTGCATTCGCCAAAAGATGGAAGCATAACAGAAGCACCTCTTGCATTGATAAAAGTATTGCAGAAAATGAAACCAAGCTATGAAGTCTCATCGTTTGCTAGTGACAGTGTTAGAAGTACAAAAACCACAAAGTTATTCGAGAGCATCTTACTAGGTTTTGGAGACAAAGGAGGTCGAAACAACGCACTTGCCAAGTTTGTCGGTGGGCTACTCCTTAGAGGCGTTGACCCAGAAATCACTTATCATCTTGCAAAGATGGCAAACAACAACACCCAAGAGCCTTTGGGCGATAAGGAATTTGAAAGGACATTTAAGAGCATGTTAGACAAAGAGATAAGGAGGATTGGACTTGACAACGATTGATTTCGATTATTACAGAGAACAATTTGCAAGCTCTAGTCTCTCACCAGGTAAACCGAGCAGCAAAGAGGGAATTAAGAATAAGCTTAAAGCCTACCGAAACGACTGGTTTGAAAAATTCAAGGAAGAAAATCCAGATAGCAAAGAACCAAAGGCATTGCCAGAATTAGCAGTAGCTAAAGGTTTAAATAAATACACTCATGTTATCACCCTCGAAAATGGGAAAGTAGCTATATATGATCCAGAGCGGGGATACTACCAAAAAGATTACAGATATGCCTACCAGCTTATCTATATCTTAGAACCTACATTCAATGAAACAAAATGCCGAAATGTTCTATTCTTGCTATCAAACATGAGCAGGAAATATGAATATAATAACATGTATATGGATTTTGAACCAGAATATCGAGATGTAAGGCGTTTTATACTTGTTAAAAATGGCATCTACGATAAACGAAAGAAGAAGCTGCTATCGTTTGACCATAAGTTTATTAATTTTAGTACCATTGAAACAGAATTAGTTGAGAACGCCCCTAAACCAACAATAAATGGATGGGATGTTGATAGTTGGTTGCTTGATTTAATGAGTGGTGATAGTGAGCTTGTCGAACTACTTTGGCAAGTGATTGCAGCGTCACTGAATGGTAACCATTCTTATCGAAAATCAATATGGTTGGTCGGTAACGGTAATGACGGTAAAGGTACGTTTCAACAGTTAATTAGCAATCTTGTTGGATTAAAAAACGTAGCTCCCTTGAAACTTAACCAATTTTCAGAGCGTTTCGGTCTTGCCATTATCGAAGGTAAGACAGTTATCATCGGGGACGATGTCCAAGCTGGTATATATGTAGATGAATCTTCCAATTTTAACTCAGTCGTTACTGGTGAACCAGTTTCAATTGAGAAAAAAGGAGAAAATCCTTACTTAGCGCAATTTAAGAAAACGGTTATCCAGTCTACCAACGCTATGCCAGTGTTTAAAAACAAATCAAACGGGACATATCGACGTATCGTGATTATCCCATTCAAGAAAACATTTGGCATCAACGATGATAATTGGGCAATCAAAGATGATTACATCAATCGTAAAGAAGTTTTAGAGTATGTGCTCTGGAAAGCTATTAATTTAGATTTCGATAAATTCAGTGAACCAAAAGCAACACAAGAACGTATGCAAGAATTCAAGGAAGAAAATAACACAGTTTATAAATTCCTTAATGAATATTTGTCAGATGTCGTTTCCACTCGTATTCCAGTTAGATTCTTGTGGGATGTATACCGCTCATGGTGTCATGAGGGAAATCATACTATCCCTAAAAAATCTAACTTTGAAAAAGAGCTGGCACAGAATTTACCGGTAGGTTGGATTAAAGATAGACAAAAACCTCTTGATTTTTTTAATCCAACTAAAGATAAGCCAGATTATTGGCATGATTTCAATTTTAATTGGGACGAAAACGAGGCGAAGAAAGCAGCAGTAGTGGTTATGGTTACTCAGTAACCGCAGGTTATTGCAACATGTAACCGTCAAACCCATTGAAAATAAAGGGTTTCGGTTGCTTTAGTTACTTAGTTACTATATATATATATAGAGAGACACTTAAAAAAACGTGTAACTAAGTAACTAAAGTGGCCAGAAACCTTTATATATCAAGGGTTTTCGGCGGTTACGAGTAAAAGTAACTGTTACTGTAATCGAGTAACAAAAGGATAAAAAAATACTTAGAGATTAATCAATCAGTAGATACGTTGCGTAACTGCTTATTCCAACAAGCAAGTATGGCTTATACTGATAAACAGATTGCGAGCATTTATAAGGAATGGTTACAGAGTCACTAATTCAAAATCAAATACGAGTAGGACTATCAAAAGCTGGTCACATGGTGTTCAGAATCAATGTTGGTAAAGTCAGAATGGCTGATGGACGTTGGTTCGACACTGGAGCACCAAAAGGTTTTTGTGACTTGTTTGGATTTAGACCAGATGGACAGATATTTTTCATCGAAGTAAAAAATGAAAAAGGTCGTTTGAGAGATGACCAAAAGAAATTTATGGAGGCTATGAAAAAACGAGGGGCACTCGTAGGAGTGGCAAGAAGCGTTGAAGATGCTATGAGGATAGTTGATGGTAAAACGGTGGAATGACCATATGGCGGGCATTAAATATGCACCACACCCATACGATGAAACGGTAACTGTGTTAGAACGTGTAGAGTATTTCAATCATTGGTTTTATGCTACCCACCAAAAGAAAGGTGCGGTGGCAATTAAACTAGGAATTAGTGATAAGAAACTCAATCGCATACTAACACTAGAACAGTTACCAGATGACAAACTATTGAAAGAGATGATAGAACTATGCAAGTAAAGGAATACGCTTTATATAAAGGTGAGGAGTTACTGGCTATGGGAACTAAGCGTGAGATAGCTGAAAAGTTAGGAATTTCAGTGCGTTCCGTTACTTGCTATGGGACACCATCATACGCCAGAAGAACTAGCGAAGAACATAGTAGGAGATTAGTAGAGTTATGAAATATAAAGTAATTACATATTTTGACAACATGGAAGATAGTGTAGAAATTTATGACAACAAGGACGAAGCTATCAAAAGATTGCATCATTTGAGAGGTGTTAAGTACAGAAACTTACGATTGTATAAAGTAGAAATGGAAGAGGTGGAAGAATGAATATTGAAGAAGCAAAAAAATATGTAAAAGAAAATGCAACAAATGGATATTTTGAAAATCAAGTGGTAATGCCGAAGGAAGAGATATTGGATCTGCTTGACAAACTCAACCCTCCTAAACCAGTAGTGCCCCAGTATGTTGCTGATTGGTATGAGGAACATAAAGATAACTTTGAAGAATACCTATTTCAATATATCCATGATGTTGTAGATTTTAATAACAGAGACGAAGTAAAAGATTTTAAAGATTGGCTATCTATTGTTGATGGTTTTATGAAGGACGAATTCAAAGCTTGGATGTCTCAGGCTTATGAGAATGGAGCTATCAAAACACTCATCAACATGCACCAGTTTAGGTATGAGGTAGAGAAAGAAAAACGATATACAGTGAGAATCCGAAACTTAGATGATGAAGCAGCTTATTTGAATTATGATAATTTCAGAAAAACTTGGGTGTTTTACAGCCGAGACAATACAGACCGTTTTAGAACAACACACACCCGAAAAGAGCTAGAAGAAGCTGATTTTGGATGGGTATTCGACTGTGAGGGAATTGAAGTGGAAGAGGTTGAATAAGTGAATAGACTTAAAGAATTAAGAGAATTACGGAAAATGACAAGAGTTGAGTTAGCCGAAAAACTTGGGGTTACAAAATTAACCATTCTTAATTGGGAACATGGCACCCATGAAATCAAAGGAAGTAACGCTAAGAAGCTAGCTGAATACTTCAACGTATCAATCCCTTACTTAATTGGCTACGATAAAGCTAATGCATTCTCGGACCTAGTTGCCAAGATTAACGAGTGGGCGGACGAACGCAATTTAAAGCAAGCAGACCCTAAGATTCAGTGGATGCGCATTACCGAGGAGGTAGGTGAAATTCGTGATGTACTATTGAAACCGACTAAATTCACAGAACCACAAACAGCACTCAAGGACGCAATAGGAGACACGCTAGTAACGATTATCGTGTTGGCACATCAATTAGACCTTGATGTCAATGAGTGTTTAAATATTGCATATGAGGAGATTAAGAATAGAAAAGGAAAAATGATAAATGGAACGTTTGTTAAGGAGGAAGACCTATAGAGAGCTAAACGTAGCCATTGCCTTACTACTGGCATCCCTAATTATCAATGTTGGAACGTTAATCAGTGTAGTCAATAGACCAGTTAAACCTATTATCGTGTATAAGGCTGATAACGCTACTGTAATGCATGGAAAAATCACAGGTAAGCAGATGATAGGGAAATTATACACGCTCGATTGTGGGGCGTATGGTAAGTTTCTAGTGAGCAAGGAGCAATATGACAGTGTTAACGTTGGCGATGATATACCTAGCTATTTGAAAGGAAATTAAGATGACAGAAACTATTAAACTACCAGACGGATTCTGGCCAGATTCGCATGATTTTAAAAACGCACGATATGGCTCATTGGAAGAACTCAAAGAGTTACTACTCTATAAGCGTATCGTTAAGTGGAATAAAGACCACCTAGAACTTGAAGATGGGACAAAGGTAACTATTGAGATGTCAGAAAATGATTGCTGTGCCTATGCTGGCGGTGAATTCAAAGATGTCAAGCTAGACGCTATTATTACTGATATTAAAATTGGTGAACAAGAAACAGTGGGATGGGAAGATGGGTCATCAGAAAGTTATAATACGGTTACTATTTACCACAATCAAAATCCAATAGCTTTGGCAGAGTGTGAGGCTGATGATGGCAATGGCGGTTTTTATTACAGTGTAGGCTCTCTGGTGATTGGTGATATTCATTTTCCAGTTGTTGAGGCGTAGGAGATAATCAATGAATAAATGTATGAGCTAGATTTACCTTTTGCACTAATCATGAATAGCAACGGGTTGTTTGACAGCAAATCAAGATTCGAATTGTTTAGAAACAATAATTTTGAGTTGCTAATTCCAAAAGGAAGAATGAAATTCTTTGATGAAAGTATGACAGTTAGGAATAATCCTAACTTCCAAAGCATTTATGTTTGCAATAAAATATTACCAAATAAAATTGAGTTTACAGATATGAATACAAAAAGTTAAAGGAAGAGGACAATGAAACTTAAATTTAGAGCGTGGCTTAAAGAAGATAAAGAAATGGTAGATGTGGAAGAGATTCATTTCTTTAATGGCGAGTTTGATTTCATCGGAGACGCTATCACTTGGATGTGCAAGAGCGATGATTGTGTTTTAATGCAATCTACAGGTCTCAAAGACAAGAATGGCAAAGAAATTTTTGAGGGGGATATCGTCAAGGTGACTGATGATGACGAAAGAACTAATTTTCCGGATGGTGGAATTGGAACTATTTGCGGTTTGGACGAGATTTTCATGTGGTACATAGACGGGCAAGTACATAACGGACTATTTGACATCAGTCAAGAGTATTACATTGAGGTTGTTGGCAATATCTACGAAAATCCAAAATTACTTGAGGAGCGGTTATGATATGAAGCGTTTTGAGTACGCAGGACTGACTAAAGAATTACATTCAAGGGTCGTGGTTGAATTTAACAATTTGAAAGAGCAACACCATAGAAGATTAACAAAGTACGTGATGGAAACAAAGCAGTGCAACCGATTGCAAGCTAGAAAATATTGTCAAAGATTTGATAACGTGGTTAAAGAGCGTTCGAAACTGTCAACTACCACGTTGGATGATATGAGCGAGTATCTTACAGACGGTCTAGTTAATGACTTGCAAGAGTATCTATTAGAGAACTACTCTACTAAACGTGTCTCTTGTAAACCAGATGCTGATAAAACTAACGCAGGGCTTACAGAGGAACTTTTTCAACAATACCGCAAGGAAATCCAAGAGTTAAGAGCAGCACATCCAAACAGCATCGTGTCACATATCATGGAAGTGAAAGGATGTTCATATAATGAAGCTAATTCAATCCGCACAGCAATCTGTACAGTATACTCAGAAATTGGCAATTTAACACCTCGCAAGGTAATCCAACTTGAAGGTCTTCTATCTAGAGAGCTATTTGGCAAAATAGCTAAATATGTATTTAATAAGTATGAATGGCCTGAAAGTCTAGATGAAGAAGTTGATCGTATTTACTTTGAATATCGCACAAAGGGAAATGTTGGGCGGAATAAGGAAAGTGTTAAACGTACACTATATAAAGCGATTGCTATGGGCTTGTAGTGGTTCGAATCCACTATAAGTCATTAATCCCAGTCAATTTAAATTTAGGAGGAAGCCTATTTTATTTCAATCAAAACATAATCAAAGTGAGACTGGTAGCTTTGAAATCTAACGCAGAATGGAGGTGATAACAGCGTAACTGTCTTTTCAAAATCTTTAGGCAGAATCTCAGCTTGTTGCAAAATATATAAACCTTGATTCTGTGCAAGTGTGCCACTTTTAACCATGCCATTGATACGACTGACGCTATTAGAGCCAGTAGGGTCAACAGCCGGCAAAATATCAGCGTCCACATCACATGAAAGTTTTTGAGATAATTCGCTGAGAAATGGTCTTAGGTAGCGTGAGATTGCTTTAGCATACAAATTGGAACTCATTTCAAGTGAAGATTGTTGGTCTCCTTGACCACCGACTACGTTATCAGGGATGCCGTATACCTTGGCAAACTGTCCAGTTGTCCAGTCCGCTTGCTTAAGCAGTTGAGACACGTTCGACTTAATTTCAAGCGGTGTAAAGTCCTCTAAATCGTCCAGTACCAATGGACCGCCCTGCATCTGTTTCATCGCTTGGCGTGAGCGTGAGAGTTTAGTTTTAAAATCAAGCAAGCCACCGCCTTTGATTTTCAAAATACCATTGGCATTTAGGGCGTTTTTAAGCGAGTTAATCGTTAGATTGTCACTAGCTTTTTGTATGTTTAACTCCCTACTAAGAGCCATCAACGGGCTTACACTTGTCAAACCACCATCCACAGATAGCAATTTAAAGTGTAAGACGTCACCTTGTGGGACGTGCTGTTTTGGTGGTATCCGTGGGTCATCAAAAGTGATGTTATAGTAAATTCCATCTTTATTATCCAAGCGATTGAATGATACTTGAGACGGTCGCAAATATTCCCACTTCATATCCCGCCCATTTTCATTTCGCCATCGATAAGCAAAGGCTTCCCCACCAAGTAGCATTTGAGCAAAGATAGATTGATAGAAATTAAAGCGGTTAGCATTGTTTGACGGGTTATCAATGATTCCCTGTAATTGTTTCCGACTGGCTGTCAGTTTAACGGTTGCAAGGTCGTTTGAGAGTTGATTAATAATAGAAAATAAGTCTGAGTTTCTGAGAGCAGTTTCAGCTGATACCCACTCACTACCCTGAATAGTAGCTAAAAACTCTGGATCAGTAATATCAAAAAAGACACCTTGATTACTAGGTGGACTCTCTGTTGCAAGATTCGTTATATTAAATATTGGCAATTGTTATCACCTCCTTTCTAGCCTTTCTTGGCGGCTAGTTCACTAACCAACCCTGCTAGTATGAACGTGATTGTCATGCTAATGCCAAACCATACATAGCCAAGGTGGTAAGTGGTTATATTGAGTGAAATTGCAGCTAAAATGAACATTAAAATGTCGAAAATAGCCCAAATTGCCTTAAAAAACTTTAAAATCATGTATTAATACTCCTCTAATAGCCCACTTTCTGGGTTTTTTAGCCATTCTAAAACTGCTTCTTGGCTCATGTGTTCTACTTTCCATGTTGGATTGTTAGTGATAGCGTAATCTTCAAACGCATACATACCGTCATAGAACGCATCGATAAGGGCATCTACAACGTCAATCTTATAGGTTGACTTCATTTTGTCTACTTGAATGCCGATGTTATCCTCTTTAATCACAGCATTTATCAAGGCTTTACGCATAATCTCATCATCCAAGCGAGTGATATTGCCTTCGATAAATAGCGTTTGAAGGAATTTTGTAGGGTCTTTTAGCTCACTTGTACGTTGTCTTATTGGCATGAGTGGGAAATTTGTATTAGATTCAAGACTTTTTATTATTTTATCAGTCATCATAGCGTCATATCCGAAGAAAACGACATCAAGCTGATTGTCTTCAACATAATCTACAAACCATCTATACACTTCTTCTGGATTGATAAGCCCCTGCGGATGACTTGTGATAGTACAGTAGCCTTTCTGTTCTAAATCACGATAATTGACACCGTCTTGCTCTATTTTCGCTTCAAGCGAACCTGCTTGTTGCCAAGGAATAAAACTGTGTTGTTCAATGTGCCATTTATGACTGCCATCTTCACCAATATATGGATAGACGAAACCAATGGCTGTATTATCGCTGAACATTGAAGCATCTAGTCCGACATATACACGCTTACCCTTGACATCAAACTCTGGGATAACTGCGTTTTCGATATCTTTCAAATCAAGAAAGCTGTTGCTGTCAGCAAGAAGCCAGCAATTCATATTTTTTACTTGGAAGTCTGCGAGGTTACCACTTAGCAGGTCGCTATCTCGCTTGTCCATTAACCCTTTCATAAGGTTCTCACGTTCGCTCTCCAAGTCTAGCAGTGGATTGCTCTTTGCCCATGTTTCTGGTTGGAAGACCTCGTCTAAGTTATCTTGCGACCAAACTAAGCAAAGATACGTATCGGCGTCACGATTATCGTCATCTTCCATGGCTTGCTGCAAAATCTTTTGGTCTTCCCTAAATGGGACAGACGGATTCGGGTAGGCAGTGGAAATTTGGATGAATTGTCGGTTTGGAACTTTAACTTGTCCAGAAACAATTTTAGAGACCGCGTCCCTTGTTTCAATTTCTCCAATTTCATCAAAAATAGCCGTTGTAAAATGAAAACTATCATATTGCCCACTCTCAGCAGATATAGCTCTCAAAACGTTGTTGTTTGCTTTCATAATAACTTGGTCACTATGCAAGCCCAATTCAGTTTCATTTGCCAAACTCTTGAAAGGTTCGTTTTGGATTATTTGCTTCATCATTGATTTGATGTAACCAAGCAACTTGTTTGTTTGTTTGAAGTTGATTGATGTAACCAAATAGTCCTGATTGGAAAGTCCGAGGCTTTCAATAAAATACGAATAAGCTGTCAGAATAGCCATCAAGTATGTCTTACCTTGACCTCGACCGACTGAAACAATGGCACGGCTGAAACGTTTACCACCGTTTGCATTTCTCCACCCAAAAAGCATACATAAGATGAACTTTTGCCAAGGCATCAATTGTGTAGGTTCACCAGTGTCTACGTTCGGACATATCCTAGCAAAACGCAATAGTTTGTCCGCTTCTGCCGTATCATAAGTATATGGAAAGTCGTCGTTGCCTTGCCTTTGTAGGTCTCGCAAGTGGCGGAAACAAGCCAGTTTAATCATATAGCCAGTTGTGATTCGCCCTTCCAAAGCATCAAAACAATATTTTGTTCCATCGTCTTGATATTTTTTTGCAATGTCGGTGAAATCAAATTCTTTATACGCCGAATCTATATCATGAGTTTTTGTTAGATTTGTTTTCATTTACTATTAATCACCTCCCTTCAATATAATAGACATCTTTTTATTTCCCTAAAAATTCCTTCAACATTTCTGTTGTTGAAGCCTTGTTTGTTTCCTCGCCTGCAATTTCCATTAGTTCTTGACGCCCTTTAGGAGTCAAGCCAAGCTGAATACCTATCTTGTTAAGCGTTTCAGTAGCATCTTTCATAGTTGCCACTGCTGGATTCTTTTTAAAACCCATTGACTGCTCACCGAGAATCTCACCAGACCCTTGCGCTTGAATCGGTTTTTTAATTTCCTGCTGAATCCCATTTTCCTTAATATCTTCATACGCTGATTTGTAAAGTTCATAGTTAGTACAGTATGTTTCAACTAGGAATGTATCAATTCGCTCTACCTTTTGTGTGCTTTCTAAAAACGGAACGATTTTGCGCCAAACTTCCCTTGCCACTGTTCCTAAATAATTCGGAGGGTCGCTTGGTAACCGTCCATTGTTCTGCTGATAATACGGATTCTTAACCACTCATCGTTTCTCCTCTCAAGTTGAATCATGACACCCCTTAAAAATCTGAAAAAAATTGCGCGTGACGTAAAGAAACACCTTGTCGTGGCTCTCCTAGGCTCGATATAGGGGGCGGGGGTCGATTTTAGACATCACATAGGGTAAATATACCACCATACTGTAAAATCGTGCTACGGGCGTTTTAGAGGGGTTTAACGACGTCTGCCTTTTTACGGGCTATTAAACCCGCCCACGCTGCCACGGAAAGTCGTAGGTCAGTGTTTTGCTTGGTTCTATTTTGACCAGTACCATAGATTTCTTGTTCTAGAGTCCTCTTCGTGTTGTCACAACTTCTACAAGTCGACGCGATGTTAGATACGTCAGTTTTAAGTTCAGGTGCAATCTCAACTGGTGTCACGTGGTCACCTATCTTTGCATCTGGTGTGACTACATCTAACGCTAAGCAGTACTGACACAGATAGTTGTCACGCTCTAGTGCTATCTTGCGAATAGATGACCACGTCCTTGAACGATAGAACGCATAGCGTTCCTTGCTCTCATCATCTCGGTTCCTAACTCGTGTGTTGTATCTCGTGCGTGAGTATCTCTGTCTCTCTTGTGTATATGCTGCTTCCATGTCCTTGTGTGTAGTACAGAAGTGTGCTGGTCTCTCTGCTAAGGTGTGGCATCCGTCTGCCTTACATCGTCTGACCATTGGCATTGGCTTCCCTCCTCTTGAGTAAAATAAAAGAAGAACACGTGTCTGTGTCCTTCTTATTTGATAATACTATACTACCACGTTCATTGTATGATGAAGTATGAGTTGGTCTATACCAGTATGAATCAATCCAGATGTTTCTCAGCTTGTCTTAATTTAACGTAGCACGTAGCTCTACTAAAGGCTAAGCGTTCACATATCTGCCAGATACTAAGTTGGTCAATGTATACCATTTGAAGCAGCATTCTAGCTTCTATATCTTTAACGCTAGCTATTTGCTTACGAAACTCTCGACGTTCTTTGATAGCTTCCGCAACGAATTGTTTCAACTCTTCTTTTTCCGTTATCAATTCAACATACAGGTCATCTTTAGCTTTTCGCTCTCCACCTTGAACCATGTCTATCTGCATAGGCCCAGACGTAACTTTCAGCGCTTGCGATTCGAGTCTCTCAATTTTATCTAGTTGGCTTTCGATATATCGATCAAGTGCTTTGATTTTCTGTAACCGCTCAACTGTTCTCATAAATTGTCTTCCTTTTATGGTATAATAATATTATCAGATTTCTTAAACAGTTCCACGGCTTTTGCTTGGGGCTTTTTTATTTACCACCACCTTTATTTTAAATTCCAGTCTTGCTACCAGCAATGCAAGGCTGGACCAAAATATGTATGGATTCCTCATTTCTATAAAATATTTACTGGGTTTGTGTATCGGTCTGTCAGCGATACGAGTGTCGAAAAAAAGTTACCTAGTCACGACAGACAACAACGAGCGAGGGAGTCGAACCCTCGAACGCTACAAGA